CCATCATGATATCAAAAAGGTTCCATACTTGTCCATAAAGACCTAATACACTGAAAAGTACAGTATCTATAATCTGGGAAGCCATGAGCGAGACTACTAAGCGCAACATGAGCCGTTTGCCCTCAAACTTTTCCCGGAGCCAGCCAAAGAAGAATATATCGAAGGCTTGGACGACCACGAAGGTGATGAGCGATGCGCCTATAATCCGAGGAAGTGGAGTTAAAATGAGCCGGAACGCCGGATCTGCGAGATCGAAGGCATTCGGCTCATACTCTAATTGAAATAATGATAATAACACAAAACCGCTCGAGACTAAAAAGGAAATGAGTAAATGAGACCTTGCGGTTTCTTTGCCATAAAATTCTTGTAGAAGATTAAAGCCTAACAAGTAACTTACAGCCAAAGCATCTGTCGCGGTGACATCTAAGCCAAATAGAGAGATTTGTTTGGTTACAAAAAGATTCATAGATACGGCTATGACACATAGCCATGCATGAAGAGCTCTCTCTCCTAAACGCAAAGTAAATAATATTAGCAGCAATAAGACCACTAAATGAGGGGCAAGAACTCCAATATTATGCACTCACTAGTATCCAGTCATCAGAGGTTGCATCATCTTTTTCACACACATAGGGAAAGCCGTTTTTGTCCCATACTTTTTGTTGATCGGGCCAATATGGATGTGTATGTAGTACCATGTTCATGGCAAACCACACGAACATACCTTCGTCCCATGTAGGACGCGTCGCTTTTTTACCCTCTTGTAAAGCCATAACCATAGATGAATAGTCCATCAGCTTCTCCCTTTTTTTAAGTTCTTGCTCACGAAAATACTTTTCGCGGTCAGATTGTAGCAGATACTTGGGGTCAACTTGTACTAAAATATTTTTTTTACCATTCTCATCTAGAGCACGTTGCATAAATTGCCCTCCTTTACTTCGTCTTTTTGAGAACAAATAGCAACTTTAAATTATTTCATCTATACAAATTTGCTGGATTGCGGAATGGATAAGGAAGGTCAGGAGTCATACCATGGGCTTTCATCCACATAGTATCAATATCTTGAGGACTTAATCTTTCGTTATCTTTATTGAAAAGGTGAGTAAATAAAGCGTAACGTTCAGCATCTTTAGTGTGGTCGTTTCTCTTAATGGGTTTTTCAACACCGTGCTCTGAGGCTTTTTTGTCCCAAAGATAGTTTCCGTACTCCTCAATAGTGGCTGTACAGTTAGCACATACTTTGTATGTTCCATTAACCAATAGCTTGTTTTGGAATCTAATTCCATTAAGGACGTCGTTTTCTGCATCAAAAACTTGAGAGATTCCGTTTTTTCTGCATTCGACTTTGAATGAAGAGGCTGAAGGGTCGACATAAATTGCTTTTACTGGATAACCATCGATGAACTTCGCCAGATCGTCGACATATTCGGAATCAGATTTATGTCTATTAGTACGGTTACTATCATAAAAATACTCTTTTTCACACCAAATATTAGGAAATTGTGTTCTATCTATTCCAATTAAAACAAAAACACAAGGGTTAGTGGTTCCATAATCGATTCCGACGATATATTCTTTCCCGTAGCCCGGCGGATGGTCAATCACATGGATTTTATTGTCAAAAAACGGATAAATAGCACCCTCTGCAAGCACCCATCTGCCTTCGATATAGCGCTGATACCAAATGCCTGTGTATTCTTTTTTGATATTTTCAACGAAAACTGGGTCTAAAGCTGGATTGTCTTCCATAGTGAAAGACCACCATTTGAGATCTATATCTGTGTTATCGATAAGCTCTTTTTTCACCCAGTGAAAGGGAGAATCGGGGTTAGAAGTAGCGAAGAGTCTAGCTCCTTTGTTTGAGATACGGCTTTTGAGCATTTGGAATAAGCCATAAGGCATAAGGGTAAGCTCATCCACATAAGCAAAAGTAAGAGTAGAGCCCGTGATTTTGTCCTGAGCTCTTTCATCGGGGGCTCCCACTAAGTGAATCCGTCTTCCCCAAAGCGTCATGGAAGTAGCCTTGGAAGAAGGAGGAGGAATACTCAGCCAATCGCAGAAGGGCAAAATAATGTTTCTCTGCAACGTTTCGCGGGAAACGCCTAGAAACATACCATCGCCGGGAGGAGCTTCACTAAGCTCACGGGCTATGCGGATATTCGCAGCAAAAGTCTTGCCGGAACGCACAGAGCCAATAGCTATGTTGTTTCTTGCATTTGCATTGACGATGAAGTCATGTTGTTTTGGTGAAATTCCGTAGAAGGAGCCTGAGAACGCATCCATTGAATAAACTCATCAAATTTTTCTTTTTTAACATCTAATTGAGGGTCTTCTTTTTGAGCTAAGTATTGTTTACCAAGCCAAATAAGCATGGCGGTACTCCCTTTGCCCTCTAAACCGTTTTTTACTTGAGCTTTTCTTAAATCGATACGCCAGCGAACTAAGGAACGATTGATCACATCTTTGAAATTATTATGAATGGACTCGGTTGTGGTATTTAAAAGAGTGGCTATTTCTTCAATAGGGCAGCCAAAATAGCTCATCTCTTCAATCAGTAGACCTTTTTCTTCATGAAGAAGGTCATTGGTTTGAGATTTCTCGATTAGCTCGTCAAATTTCTCTTTAGGCAGCCAATCTCTGAAATCGCTCGTAGTCTTCGAATCTGAAGGGGGTGATAAAGATTTCCGTGTAAGCTTCGTCATCATATTTCTTTATGGGTGAGACCCAGACGATTCTTGAATCATCCGAGTAAATTATTCCTTTCATACAATCTTCGTAAAACTTTGCGAGATTGGAAGCGTCGGGCTTACTAATGGGTAGTAAGAGTCCTGTCTGAGCCAAATGCTTTTGGCGTTTAGTCCATGACTTAGGAATGCCGATATGAAACACAAAACGCACAAAAATAGCAGTGTCCAGAATATCACCTTGATACTGGGTTTGTATGATTTGTCTAACTTCGGCCGCTTCTTTGGCCTGTGGAAAATAGGGCCACCTGCGCATGTCACGTTTTACCCAATCTACCTTTACACACTCTCTATGAGTCTGTTTAGCAATCGGCTTGCCCGGTATCTTGATATATATCTCGTCCATAGTCGCTTGATTGCTTTACTTGACTATAAACTAAATATTTTATTTGACAATATAAAAAAAGGCCACACCCCGTGGCCGAATAACAACTCGATTTTTTGCATTTTGATTATATCATTTATGAAATATCGAAATCGACTTTAGGCTCTGGATCTTCTAATTCTAGCCACCAGTCTAAAGGAGAGAGTTTAAGATATGTACGCTCTGTCTCGCCAATGTGAGTTTGAGCTTTTTCTTCGAGATATTTTTGAATATTGAACTCATGCTTTTGCTCTAAATGTAAAGCAGCTTTACACCAGAAATAGAGATTCTTATCGAACTCCGGCAGGAAGGTATGCGGATGAATCAAATGAACACTAAAGAAAGTAGATTTGTTCTCAATGCCCGGTCTAATATAGATAGACTTTTTCGCTAGAATCACAACTTTCCCATAAGAGGGTAGGTTTTCTTTCGCCTGCATCCATTTCATAGTCTATCCATTCCAAATTTCCCAGATGATCGTAGGTAAAACCACGATTATCTTTGATTACATAATATTTCCAAGCCCCATTAGGCCATTGAATCAGAAACTCTTTTCTTTGACTCACGCAATCTCTCTACAAACCATTCTAACGCTTCAGCTACCAGATAAGGGTCATACTCCATCATCAACTTTCTTATGGTTGAGTGAAGGGTACTTTCGATGGCTTCGATTGTCTGATGATGCGCTATCTCTTCTGGAGTCAGGAGTTGAGATAAGAAGCATTCCTTTTGATTTGAACCGTTCGATTTTTTCGAATAGTTGCCTTGGAAGGGTAACGTATTCATCATAAAACATCGGCTCCATATCGCTTAACTCCGAGCCACTTTCTGTAGTTTCCTTCACAGCACTCACACCATTTACGTTTGAGACGATGGCAATACTGGCATTTCCATGCTTTTTTTATATAGTCTTTTTTTGGGAGGGACTTCGTAGAGCTCTTCAAAGGTAATGAACCATTCATCTAACGCCTGAATCCAGAGGTAAAACTCGAGCTTAGCATTCTTATCAGCTTCTTCAGCTTCTTTTTGGCTTTGATACGTAATGCCAAGAGAATCACCTCGTAGAGTTTCAATATATTCCCCTATTGCCAGAGAGACAATTGGAGTGAATTTCTTTGAGGGCATAAGCATGTCATAGCTAAACTCAATTTTAGAGTATTTTTCTACGTTATACAAGGAGTCTTTAAACGAAAGCCACTTCAAGATTGCGACTCATCGTTGCGTATTCAAGCGCAGTGCCCTACCTTCTCCATGTTCCCATGCTTACAGCGGTAATAAGCATTCCCCCCGTCTTTGCCAGGAATAGTGATATAGCCTTGAGCTCCCCAAGACTTCGGCTCCGTAACGATCATCAGGCAAGCCCCAAACATCTCATCCGACGCAGGGTCTATTTGGACGATGTCGCCGACCTGCAAGTTTTGTGGATGACCACCTAATTCTAAATGCGCTTCAAGTTGTTGATTCATAGATTCCAATCCAGACAACCAGAAACAGACGGTGTAGTTTTAGTTTTGCACCCTTCTTGAATCTCAAAATCGATTCCAGTACGCAAGCCTACGTGATCCGGCTTTAATGCTGAGTAATCTCTTGCGCAGCTAGCAAGACTCATGCTAATCGCTAAAAAAAGTAAATATTTCATTATCCAACCAAGTATCTATCGTTATCAGATATTTCACCCGGGGGACTGTACCATATTCTCATCTTTCCATACACAAAAAGCACAATGACCTGTGGCAACAGCTATTGGCCCATTAGTACCTAAGTGCGTCTGATAATAGCTAGTATGTTGCATAAATGTTCCTTTTTTGCTTAAGAATCTATGTACTAAACTCAGTAATTCTTTGAATTTTCTCTGATCTTAATATTAAATTAATAAGTTTATAGATTTTCATTGCATTCTTGTTTTGAAACCACTTCACCCATAGTACCAATGTGGGAGAAATTATTTCACATCAATTGGTACTAAAAGTCATTTGCATTTTCTGTTTTCCAATCTTCTAGGCAAGAACATACTCTTTCTTTGGCGACTTTAAGGCGAGTGTCTTCACCTACTAAGACTTTGAGAGATTCAAGATTTGCTTCATAGGCCTCCCAAAGAAGAGAGAGTATGCGCTCTTTGTTGCACGAGCTTATGAAGTCAGAGCTTTGATGGCGAGCTGTGTAGGCTTGAACGCTTTCACCCCGAGGGCCTGTTATACTTCGAGCTTTTTTAGGCATATGAGCCTCTGCTTCCTCTAAGATTCTGTCAATCTCCGGCTTTTTAGTGATATTCATCTTCTGTGCTAGGCACGATCTAATCTTTTTGCTACGGTCTCTCATCTCTTCCTTTTGAAATTTTAAATCGTAATCATCTTCCTCGTTCAACCACTCGTTTAGCAGCTTGATAAGCCCTTCGTATCTCTTGTTTGTGCTCATAGTATCTCTTATCAAAAGCCATTAAGGAATCTTCAATGCAGTGCATGACATGCATGAGTAGAGAAGCTACAGCGTATTGCTCTTGTTGGCATTCGTAGTCTAAACAGGTCTTCAAAGAGTCTTTGGCTCTAAAAAGAAGGTCTACTACAGTTTCAATGTCTAGGTCTTTCTCGCATTGTGCAGTCATAAAATATGTAAAGTGAGTGTAGAAGTGCTCCCAAGTCTTCCATAGCTTCTGAAAGTCCAAAAAATGGTTCAGTATCTGGGAATTCATCTACTTTGTCTTGTATTTCCTCTACATAGGCTAAACATTTTAAAAAAATGTCTCTCCAGTACTCCATCTCAACTTTATTGATAGCTACTGACTCAATAGTTATTGGTTCTATCTTCAAGTCTAACTCGGGCATAAGCTCAAGACATCTCAACAACGCTTTGTTTGGCTGAAGCATTTTGTAACTTCTTTTGTTGGTTTTCTGTCAGTTTAACCATTTTCTTCATCCATTTTAAAGGAAAGAATATGACATCTTTCTCAATAATCATTTTTCCTTCTTTGTGGTTATAGGTCTTTTTTTTCGGATAAGTAATTCCTTCTACTTCTTGTGGATTAAGTTCTTTATCAACCAGATCTTCCATAGTAGTTCCATAGATTTCTTCTTTATCTACGAAGACAACCCAGAACTTAAAGGGAGAAGTGAAGTGAATATTTTTATAGGCGTTAAAGTCTGACATATTGAAGCCATTCTCATTTTCCCATAACCTTACCTTAGTTTTGACTTCGGCAATGAACATGTCATGGAAATCAAATGGGACGTCTTTAGAGGGCTTGTAACACAAAAAGTCAAAAGGGTGTTGTCTTCCTACACAATAGCACTGTTCGTTGCACCTTGGGCACGTAAAGCCGTTGTAGAGGCCATAAACGAGATAGCCTCGTTCAATAAGCATTTGAGCGAAGTAGCGCTCGCCCAGAGCTCCTGTGTTATTCATTCTTTGGAAGCTCATCTTTCACTCCATTGGGTAAAGGGAAAATTTTCTTTCAAAAACAAAGAGCAGTCCAAGTGAGACTCTTCCATATCGAGTATGACTACCCAATCATCCAATCTTTTTTTAGTTGCCTCAGGGAAAGCCTCCCTCTCTTCTTCTTTAAAAGCCTTTTGCTCTTCCTCCCATTTCTTCTTGGAAATCTTAACAAGCTGATATCTCCACTGCTCAATCTGAGACCTTGTCATGAAAAAGCCTTTCTCAACTTTCAGCGGATGGACGCTTATCGCCCAATACTTTGCCATGCTGTAGGACCTTTTGCTTTACGGTTTGAATATAGTCGTCTAACACCTCATCTGGCTGCTGTGTAGCCATTGCCACATTGGTAAAGAGATTAGCAGCTACTTGCATAGCCTCTACTCCATTCAATGAAGCCTCATTGAGCTGCTCGATAAAAGTATTTAAAAGATTGTGTATCTTCTCTTCATTCATAAGTCATATTTCTCCAAGGCTATCGAAAGCATAGAGGCCAAAGCCTGCATCTTCCTTAAGGTTTCCTGCATAGTAAACTTCCCTGTGAAGTAGGGGGCTTCCTCTCTTAAAGCTAGCTCTATCTCAAAAGAGTCGTAGCTTAAAGTATCAAGCCCATGCTTCACGGCTGCCTTAGAAAAAACGAAATGCCCATTCTCGTAATGATGCGGTTCGAATACGCTCTGCATATGCAAGTCGAATTCTTTTTCTTCTATCTGATATTCTTTTTTCAAAAGGGGAGCTCCGCTTCGCCTTCTTCTTCGAAAGACTGTGGTTTGACCTCTACTTCTGGATGAGCTGCTAAATACTCATCTACGAGCTTTCTTACAGCCTCCCAGAAATTATCTTCTGTGGCCTTGTATCTAAACTTCACAACGGGCCTCCACCCCTTATTGTCTACTGCCTCATGCCAGTAAGCCGGGAAAGCAAACCATCTTCTAGGACCTTTTTCTCCGCTCATCCGAAACTCTCGGCATTTCGCAATCTCTAAATCAAACTTAGGAATATAGAGTGTAAACTCAGCATAAGTACTCTTATTCAGCACTACTTTATAATCTAAAAGTTCCATTACGCCTTCCCCTTATTCAATAAAAGTTTTGAATCTCTATGCATCAGCTCAATAGAGTCATAATCACGAGTAAATGCGCCCAGTTTTTTAATCTCTAAGCGCATTTTCCCCGTGTTAGGGTCAGCCGTATGGCAGTCGTATTTGGTATATGGAAAATAAAGAACAATGCCATCTTCTCTCTCAATAGAAAAGCCAGCACTGAAGAAATCAAGATTAATGAACTTCATTTTTGCTACGTTGGTAAAAGTTTTAGAACATTTACATGTCTATCAAATCATTATTTTTTGTGCAAAAAGATAAGTTTAAAGGTCTAATTAAAATAATTACTTGATACCAATCTTTCTTTTATGAATCAATTTGCTTCTTATTTAAGTAGCAATATGGTACAGTCTTAGCAAATCTTAAAAGGAGAAAACATGAAAGCGATACTAAGAGAAGATTTAAGAAAAGAAGGCTTAATTCCTGCATCTAATCGAGCAAGAGCAGCTCATAAAATCAACTGGAATAAGAGCTATGAATGCTGGCAGCCCAACTTCTGCGAAGACAGTGAATTGAATATGGTTTTATGGATAAACTCTAAAATTGAATGGATTAGAGTTTCTTCCATAGATTTTGACTTTATACCTGAAGAAGGAGATTAAAAATGAAGCAAGTTTATCAAACAGGCCACACATCTATCAATTCTTTTGGAACCCAGCAATTTAGTGTGGTTGAAGATGATTCAGTGTGTCACTACTCTTTTGAAGAAGGTGAACATATCAATGTAAAAAAATTTATAGAAGAAAGAAGAGCAGAATTAAATCGTTTACCTATTGAAGTTACTCATGAATAAGCCCCCATCAACCGTCAAAGAATGTGTAGCCGAGCTAGTGAGCTACATCGAACAGACAGGAGATATCATCTATGAAAAGAACATCAAAGCCAAGGCTAGAATGCTCGATCTCCTCAGAACTGAGCTATTAGCCTATCGAAAGCTAAGAGACTGGATTATGGAGGAAGACCATGTGTAAAGACCTCTGGCTTCTGGCCTACGAACAATGCATAGAAAATCTCGCCGAAGAGAACGATCTAGGCTACGACGAAGCAGAAGCGCTGCTACTCCATAAGCTCGCCAAAGACCCAAGATACCTTGATGGGTATCATGCCGATCTTTGGAGCTGTTATGCCTGAAAGAGGAGGTCTAAGCCTCTTCTTTTTAACTCTTTTTCACACTTTTCTTCGAAATCTTTTTGTCCAAAAATTAAATGAACCGGCTCCGCATTCGACCCATTGATAAATTCCAAATAGTTATAGCCGTCAACGATGTCCGCTCTGGGAAAATTTTTCACTATCCACTTGGCCAATTGCTCATGCTTTCCTTTTTTTTCTTCAACAGAAGGCTGAAACTTCCAATTTTCTTCTAATGCTTTCCTTACCCACGCTTCTTTGGAATCTATCGGTTTTCTTTGGTGAGCTTCTTCACAAGCTTTTATGGCAGCTTGAATCCGTTCCTGAGGTAATTCTTTAAATATTTTTTTCATTTTTTCAAAAAGAGACAACGACTTAGCCGGAGCCTTAGGCGAAGGCGTTGTTGTTTTCTTTTTCTGTTTAGTGCTTTTATTATTATGTTGCAATTTTTTGCTAGTCGAAGGTGCAAAATTTTGCAGCTCGATAACGCAATTTTTTGCATCTCGCAAACATTTTTTGAATTTCTCGTCTTCTAATTGGTTTTCAATAAGATACTGTGCATATTTAGAAGACAGCCAAATGCGTCTTTTCCAATACATACCCTCTTTCCACGTCTCTCTCCAGAGATACCCCGCTTTCTCTAGAGCTTCCAAGTGGTATTGTATATTTCGGATTTTACAGCGCCGTCTTTCGGAAAGCCATTCATCACTACAAGTGGCATATCCATCTTTTTTCAAAAAATTCGATAAATGAAGAAAAGTCACGAGCAATTCGTCTGTCAATCGGCTGTCTTCGAGTATCTGACTTTCTGCTACTACGTAATAAGAATTATTTTCTGTTGGGGCTTTTTCTTGAGGTATGTTATCGTTTTTCAAGTGTTTCTCCTTTAGGTTTTATGAAGGGACTCACAGTGTTTCTCCTTTAGGTTTTATGAAGGGACTCACAGTGTTTCTCCTTTAAGTGTTATGAAGGGACTCACGTATTTCTCCTTTAAGTGTTATGAAGGGACTCACGTATTTCTCCTTTTTTGTGAGGTATCAAAGAGGCGAGAATATTTAAGAATCAAATACTCAAGGGCCTCTTCGTTCTTGGGTATTTTTTTTGTTAACATAATATTAATAAATGATATTGTGTTAAGCTCAAAAGGGGCTTGAAATGCTCCTCTCATAGAAGCTGTAGGGCCTCTATGCAGTTAGAGGGTAACACCCTCTTCATTTTTGCTACGTCTTAATCGAAGCGCCCAAGCGGCGCTTTTTTTTTTGCTCGCAGCAACTCCATTAATTAAAAACAAAGGTGCTTTTAGAGCAATAAAAAAACCGGGCATTGCACCCGGCGGAGATTCACATGAAAAAACGAAATCTAAAAAAGGGCAACTGCAAAGCTTGGTTTTGCATAAGGAGCGAGCCCATGATTGAATTCTAAAAAATTTAATTTAATTTTCGCAAGACTTGATTTCGCATTGCTTCTCAAATAGCTCACTCTTAGAAAACTCTTTCAACGCTTGCTTAATAGCCATGGTCAAATTCTTTTGCTTTTCAGAGGAGCAGAAGCTAAAGACTAGATACTGACACTCCTTTTCTTCTATTACCCCTTTCCTTGAAGGGAAGCGAACATGAAACTTTCCTTTCTTCCAGATGTAATGAATGCCGCGAAGATCGATGTCATAGTCTTCCAGATAGACATGAACAGTTCCTATTACCATCCAATTGCCTTCATCGTCCTTCTGACGATACTTCGGATAATTCGCAATGATCTCCACGTTGAATGGAGCTTTGCGAGGGGCTGATCTCGCTTTGGTAAAATTTTTCATATAGTTCCTTTAATTGTACTAAATCTTCAATTGTAACTTCGCCTTTGGTCAGGACTATAACTTGAGTCCAATATTTTTTAGGAAGTGCTCTTTTCCCTAGAACTATGAAATTAAAAAATCTAGGACTTATCTTTAATTGAGCGGCAAACCAGCGTTGTGTAATTCCATGTTTTTCAAGATATTCTTTCAATTGCATTTTGTCGTTCCAATAAATGTACTAAATTGATACCATCATAGCGATTCAAGTTTTGGAATGCAATGAAGAACTTGAGTTATGGGCATAATAGCCCTAAAGTGAAGTTATATTTTAAAACAAGGTAGCAAAAATGGAGAGAGAAAATTACCCACGCATCTCGGATATTTTAGGGGTGTGGTCGGATTTTTCACAGGTCGACCCCCGCGTATTAGAGAATGCACAACAAAGAGGCACGGATGTACACGCTTATTGTACAGCCTACGCCAAAGGACTCTGGGACTTAGACCCTGAAGACCATCTTAAAGGCTACGTCGATTCCTTCAAGCGTTGGTACGACGAGAATGTAGAGGAATTCCTCTCTGCGGAAACAAGGCTTTATGACGATACCCTGATGTTTTCTGGGAAGTACGATATGATCGTACGACTGAAAGGAAAAACAGAACCAACACTTATTGATTTAAAGACCTCAGCTTCTTTTCAAAGAGACTGGCCAGTGAGACTTGCTGGATACCTGCATCTTGTGAATCTTAATAAGCTAGATGTCATGGATGCTCTCTCCATCAGGTTAAAGAAAGACGGGGCTAAGCCTTGTGTAAAGCCGTACGGTGATTGCAATCCATATTTCCGCATCTTTCTTTCAGCCTTAACCGTTTACGATTATTTTATCAGACGTAAGGAAGGGTCAGCGACTATGAAATCGGAAGCTGCCTAATGTTTGCATATGAACCACCATTAGACCCTCCATGCGATTACTTCAAAGAGTATGCCATTCCTGAGCGCATCCAGGAAATCTGCGAAGATATTTTGAAATATGGAAGCTCTACTTCTTATCAAAACATCTACGACTATCTTTATGAAACCGCAGAAGATGATCTGCTTTATGAAAGGGAGCAAGCTTATGCTGAATGAACCGCGTGTAAAGCAGATTTACATTGATGAAGAAGAGCGTGCAATTGATTGGCTCATGTATCGCTCCTATGAGTTTAACAGGCTTAGAAGCCCAGAAATCGAGCCTAAGCGCTGGAGAGCCTTATATCTTAATCAAGAAACATATGAAAAAATATTCAAGGAGAACAATCATGAGCGTATCAATCTATAATGAAATGAACTTAACCCCTGAGCAAGTGGAATTAATCAAGTCCCAAATCTGTAGAGGAGCAAGCGATGACGAGCTCAAGCTTTTTCTCTATACAGCCAAGAAAGCTGGAGTAGACCCGTTGCTTAAACAAATCTATTCTGTGCGAAGAGGAGGCCAAATGGTTATCCAGATGGGAATCGATGGCTTTAGAGCTGTAGCTGCAAGGCAGAACGACTACGCACCCGGAGACGAGAGCTTTGAATACGATAAAGACGGCAATCTCATTAGTGCAACGGTCAGCGTCTACAAACTGCTGCCCAATGGCCAATTGCATAAATTCTCTAAAACTGCCTACTGGACCGAATATGCCCAATGGCAGAAAGATAAGTATTCAGGGAAGCAAACTCTTTCCCAATTCTGGAGGCAATACCCCCGGGTTATGCTCGCAAAATGCGCCGAAGCCGCAGCTTTACGTAAAGGCTGGCCGCAGGTCTTTTCTAAGATCTACGCCCCTGAAGAGCTTCAGCAGGTAGAGAAAGAGGCTTATATTGAAACTGTCGTTCACCAAGCAACACAAGAAGAAGAGGAGATTGATATCTCTATTCCTGATGGAGTTGAGAAAGAATGTGTGGATGAATATTTTACAATGTTAGCAGACGAACTGGGTAAGCCGATTCCTTTTCTTAAGAAGAGAGCGCAAGAAAATCCAGATAAGTTTTGGAAAAAGTTTGAGGAGTGGAATCATAAAGAAGCCATTTAATCTTAAAATGCCGGGAGCGATTGGCTCTCGGCGTTTCTGGACCGGCATAATTTTCACGGAGAGAGCTCTTTAATATTTATAATGGACGGAATTGTACCCCCAAAAATATTACCCGCATTTTGTCTATTCCAATAGCTGGTGCCAGATGTAGGGCCAGTTCTCATACTAAACGTGATTGAAGAAGTCGTTCCAGCAACCATTCTATGAAAGATAATCACAGAACTTCCGCATCCAATGGTGCTCCCTGCATTCGCTCCAATATGAAATGCACTTGCGATTGCATCCGCATTTGAATCTTGAAATAACGCCACTCCAATTCGTAAGTCGCCTTTTGCTACTTGACAAATCGCCATTATTTCCAAAATATTGGAAGCATTAGATGGAGTAATAGAGGCCGTAACAACTTCAGCTCCTTCTGTTATTTGAGGAATAGTATTGTCAAATGGAATTACTGCGGAAGTGGATCCGGGGGTAGTTGAGGTTCCCGTTATGGATTGAAGAAGAATTCCTCCCCCTCCAGATGGGCCTTGAAAAGTAGGTAAAGCGCCAGCTCCGTTGCTTGTCAACACTTGTCCCGCTGTCCCCACAGAAGCTACGCTTTGGAAAGGAGAAGTAGGAGTAGTACCCCCGCATAAAACAGCAAATGGAGTGGTTGAAGAAACTCCAGAGCCTCCTTTTGACACTTGTGCTGGATCTTGGGAATTCCATGCATTGTTAGTAGCCATATCAAACCACCGTTAAATTTCCTATAGAACTTAATACTGTCCAATCCGTATCGGCTTCGGTGCACAAGAGTTCGACCGCGTCATATTGATCAGTCGACTCTAAACTTCCTCCTGCACCCGTTGAAGTATCCACAACCCCGAAGTGAATAGTTTGACCCGCATTCTGAGCAATGAGCCATCCACCTGCCCCTTTCCCAGCTACACGAATTACTGTGCCAAAAGCCGCGGTCACCGGAAGAGTGAGGGTGACTAAGCCTGCATTGTTTGCTACATAGCCATTGTTAGCCACCATGGACGTTGGACCCATGCCAACAACTTCATTCCATGTAAAGCCTGAAGAGCCTGCCAGCTGCACAAATCCGTCAGTCACAATAAAGTCAGTGGAATCGAAACCAGCGGTACCGCGAACGGCAGTAACAGGGGTGCCTGCTGTTGAGTAAGGCTGCCAGTTAAGAGGAGCGAGCGTGAGGGTACCGGCAAAAGTCGTATCAGCTACAAAAATCAGGTCGGCATAAGAGAGAATTCCTGCGCCTGCTCCTGAAATCGCTGGGACATTTGAGGAGTCAATGATGCTTTCCATCAGAGAAATTGCCCCCGAAGAAGACATCGTTATGGCAGGTGTAGCGCCTGTGCTCCATCGGCAATGTGAAAAAGAACCAGTCGAGTTGGCGGATAGAGTGGTTGTAGCTGAGAAAAAGTTGTAGAGGGCTTCAATGGTAGTGCCAGTCTGAGCGTCCCATGGACACCGAAGATCAAGCTCTTGAAGATTGACTGCGCCAGAAGTAACCATAGTCTGGCCAGTACCAGCTCCAAGGGTAGCCGATACAAAAAAGCATACTGCACCTCCCGTGTTTGTGACGACTCCATTATTTGTTGAGCCGTCTCCAAGATTATAAACAACAAAAGCTCCAGTCCAGTTTGTTAAATTAAAAATAAAACCATTAGTTATGGCAATGAAGCAATTTTCTAAGACTAAAGAGGCTGAGCCAGCTGCTGCGGAGTTAAAAATATCGGTAGCACTGGCAAGTCTGACATTCGCAAATACAAAAGACCCAGTGGTTGGAGGGGTATGTACCCCTGATATAATAACACTATTGCCTGCTGTTCCGGAATCTGGGTTTCCCGGCACGCCTACTACTTGTGTATCTCCATAGAGAGTTAGGTTTTCTGTGTAAGTTCCCGGCTGCACATAAACGATGCCTCCGCCAGCTGCATTAGCTGCATCTAGTGCAGCTTGGATGGTTTGATATCCAGCTTCACCAACGGGCCCAACTACATAAGGAGTTATGGGGAATCTTACAGGCCCAAGAGTATTGAAGATTGTGAGGGTAGAGGTTCCGGGATTGCCTACGACATCGATTCCTGAAGCATTGTCCCCTACAACGTTGATATTTCCGCCCGTAGGAGGAACCATTCCTCCAGAGTTTCCAGTGAGGGTCTGTACGCCTGGTCCTCCTCCTCCCAAGGGAAGCCATGTGGCTGTATTTCCAGAAACTTCTGCCAGAAAGTAAACTTGAGGGGTGGTGGTATCTACCCACATTGTTCCCAAATCATAATTGGTATCTAGTGTTGTGGGCGCTCGGTTCTCAGTGATGACGTTGGGAGGACGGGGCGGTTTAACGCCCATGTAGGAAAGTGGATTCTGAGGAGCTAATGTTGTGCTCATTAAAGTTGCCTTGTAATTACGTATTCAACTACGGATACGTCGTTAGTTTGTATGGTGCCATCAGCTGGGTTTCTAGCATTGATGACAAAGTTTGTAGAAGGCGTTTTGACCACTTCAAAGACTCCAAGGGCTGTAGAGCCATTGATATCTGAGCGCGTCACCATAATGCGATCAGCTGCTGTTATACCTGTATGGGCTACTGTAACTGTTCCTTCTGCTAGAGTAGCTGTTCCGATAAAGTCTGTTGCAGCTCCTCCTTCTATTTCCGCATGAGCCCCTGCTCCTGGAAGAGAAAGATTACCTACTGTGGCAACAAGGTTTCCGGCTGTAGAAACTATATTCCCACCTACGGCCGTAATATCACCGGTAGTTGCGCTTATACCTGTCCCCGCCGTTACGGTTGTGCCTGCTGATAGTGATCCAGCTGGAGCATCTATGTTCCCAGCGTTAGCGACAATATCTCCCGCGACAGCTGTTATGTCTCCTGTTGTAGCTGAGATTCCTGTGCCTGCTGTGACAGTAGTCGTTGCACTCAATGAGCCAGGTGTAGTTATAGCTGCTGGGAGAGAGAAAGTTACAGTGGAAGCTCCGTTAGTGGCTGTGATTTGGTTGGCTGTTCCTGCTAAGGTAAAGTCCCCCGCTGCTGGAGCTACTCCATTGATCGTATCTATTCCAGCTCCTCCACCTCCTAATGCGTTCCAAGTAGCTGCTCCTGCCGAGATGTCTACAAGAACATACATTGTATCCGTAGCTTCATTGAGCCAGAAGCTGCCGAGGTCATGGCTTATATCTTGCGCATTGGGAGCTCTCTGAGCAAGCACTAGGTTAGGAGGGTTTTGAGCTTTAACGCCTTGGTAGGCTAATGGATTATCGCCAGGAATAGTCATAGCAGGCCTTGAGTTTTTATTTTGATATTAAAATTTTTACTTGATACACACAAGTAAAAAAATGATAGGAATTCTTTAAAGTACCCATTTATGTATCATGTTGATACACTGTTATCTAAACCAAGAGGTTAATATGAGAGAGATTATTCAGCTTGGGAGTAATGGCATGGGGAATTTACTGGAGCGTACCACTTGGAAAGAAAAAGTAAAGAAATCAACTTTGAAAAAATAGGAGCCTATAAATGATTGGATTTATAGTTTGTATACTTCTAGTAGGACTATATATATTTATTAGTGTAAATTAAAACTCACTCTTCCTCTTTACTAAGATATTGAGGAAGTTTCCTTGCTAATCTTTCTGCTAAAAGGGTTTTTCCTTCATTCGCAGCTTTGGTTATTCGCAGCATAATTCCTTGAAGATCTGGGTTTATTAAAAATTCTCTAGCTAGTTTACGGGTCCCTGCTAAGCCCAATGCTTTTAATAAAAACGAAGGTTTTGCTTCAATTAGTCCTTTAGCTCCTTCAAATAGTTCAGCCGCTTCCAACAAATTATCTAAGGTAGAGATTCTTAATTTTTGACCTATTTTTTTTGCACTTCCGTAAGATTTTTGTAAATTTTCGAATACTTCAGCTGCTTCCGGACTCAATTCTTTCATGGCCTCACGAACTGGTTGTGTTATTTTAAAAGCAGCTCGTTTATGCCCTTTGGTATTTTTGAGCTTGTCTCCTACGTCATGAATAAAGTCCATCATGGACTTAAAAGTAAAAGGCTGCTGTTGAAATTTAGATACAATTCCTTGGACTACTTCTTGTTGTCCGGGAGTTAAATCTCCAAATACTTTTACTAATGAATCCAGAAAATTCTCCGCTTTCTCACCGGTTAAATATCCAAAATCTTTAGAAGCTTCTCTTAAACCATCGTATAAATTATCTGCACGCTTAAAAATGTTGGAAAAAAGTTTTTCCATCTTAGAGTCTTTAGAGGCCAGCTTACCTAAAAAGTTAAGCTTTCCCCTACCTTGGCTAAGAAGAGTGACTTCTGATGGGGAAAAACCAAGGCTTTCTAAAGCCGCGATTCTTTCTCCTCTTTTTCCTCCTATGGATGGGAGACCTCTTCTCATTAACGCAGTAATATTGGTAGCAATCTCGGCTAAATCTCCGGCTAATGGAGACTCGGACAATTCTTCCGTTAAGCCTCCCACTGCACCCCCTAGCGCTCCAGCTGCCATTAATTCTTTTAATGGCCCCATGGCAGCTGCTGATACGGCTCCTTCCCCGATTCTGCGTCCGGTTTTACCTGCTTCAGTGTAAGGCTCTGTATCTACTCCAAGATATTGTAAAAAATCTTCAATCTCCTTGCCGGAAGGAAGACGCGAATATCGAGGGAGTATATCGTCATCTTGAAGGAACGGAAGTAAAGATTCCGGAGCTTCAAATTCGGCTTGAGTTAAAGCTTCTTGTCCGGGTAATAAGCGCTCCTTTGTCTGAGCATGTAATAAATCTAAAATATTTCCATAAGCCCCGAGTCCCCGGGCTCCGCCAACTCCTAATTGGGTAGCTACATCTTTAGCCTTATAGCCGGGAGAAACACGTTCTCTTTCATATTCTTCAATAAAAGAAGGCTCTCCATTAGAGAATTCTTCTTCTACTTTATCTATAAAAGAATAATCCACGCTCATCTTCATTTCTCCGGAATGGAATAGCCCATTTTTTTAGCTAACTTTAAGGCTTCTTCTTTGCTTTTAGCTTTAGCTCTGATTTTTCTATAGGCTTCTTCGGTTAAAGGAGTGCCTTGAGGAACTTTTTTTAAAGAAGCTTCAGCTGCGGTCACACGTTTATTTAGAGCTTCTAGATCTTTCCGATAATCTTTTTCAAAAGCATCAATATCTTTTTGCAATCTCTTTTGAACGAGACTTTGAAGATTAAAGGGAACACGCCCTTTTTTTCGGTATTCTTCTTCGATTTCATCGCGGGCTATAATTTCCTTGTCCCGTAACTGCTGAAGATGTTGAAGGCCTTTATAAATTAATTGGTTTGCTTCCTTACGATATAGTGGATTTATTAAAGCTTTAGAGATTTGTTGTTCAATCCATTGGTTAGGTCTTCCTGTCAACTCACCAAGAGCTGCTTGCAAAAATTCTTTAGCCGCCGCATTTACTACTTGCGCTGGAGCGTTTTTTAGAAATTCAAATCCAGTCAACTCTGCAATAATATTACGAAAAGATTCGAAATTCCCTGTTTCAAGGGCTGCTCCCATTTGAAGGAGAGCTAAATCTAATTTAGGCTTATTAAATCGAAGCTCATCTAATCTTTTGTTATACGCTTCATTTCTTTTTTCTGCTCTATCGTCAATGCGATCTTGATGTTTTAATGCGGCATCTTTTTGCGCTTGAAGTATTCTGGCGGCAGTAGGGAATCCAGCTGCATCAGTCAGTAGAATTTGCTCATCCGATATATTTAGTGCACTAGGTCGGCCCGTGATATCTTCCCCTTCATCAATTTGTATTGAATCTAAAGATGGGTCTTTTCCTGTTCCAATATTGAGTATTTGCATTAAGCCTTGCAACTTTTCAGCTTGCTCTTGTCTTTTAAGCTGAGATTGAAGTTGAAGTTTCATCTTTTCTCTTTCTGTTTCAATAAGACTTTTTTTCAACTCTGGACTTGCACGCAGACTTGCAATTGCACTGATTTTTTGAGCCGGATCTGTTATTCCTTGTAATTTATTTTCTAAAGTTTCAAGGGCACGGGTGTCTTGTTTTTGGTGGAAAAACTGTCCAATTTGATCTTGCAAAGTTCCACCAAAAGCTTGACCAAAGCCTTCGCCGAATCTCTCTGCTATACCAGTCTCTTTAGGTAATACTTGAAAGAAAGCCATCTTAGAATAACCCCGCTAATAATCCAGCTAGTCCTCCTCCAAAACCTTGACCCAAGCCTCCCGCTAAAGAGCCAAAGAGTCCTTCTCTTCCAGGCTCATATTGATAACCAAATGGTCTTGCTCCCAGTCCAAGTCCTGCACCTTGAAGATAAGTACTCATGAGCTGCTGTGCTGCTTGGCCTTGAAGACCGGCTCTGAGAGAAGCTAACTTCTCTTGAAGGCTCTGGCCGGCTTGGCTTAAAGCTTGTGCAGCGCCCGATGCTCTACCCCCACCCGCGCCAAGGCCTGTTAAACGCTCTGTAAGGGCCGGTAGCGTTTGTTCTTGGAACTGCCTGAGGTGTGGGGCCTCGAAAGCTCTCATCGCCTCAGGATCGCCAGAAAGCAGTCCTCGAAGGTAATCCGTAGATTCCCCAAATCCAGCGGCTCCTCCACCAAATATTTGTTGCAATAACTGGGTAAGACCTTGCAGCTGCTGCCCTGTCATTGTAGGCAGCTGTCTTGTTCTCCCTTTGGAACCAAATAGGAAACTCATACTCACACCTTGTTAAAACTTTATTTTAAAAGTCTTGAACAATTTCCACAACGTAAGAATATGAAGAATATATTTATATATAAATAAGTCTCTTCTTCTTAGTAGAGTGTGGAAATGTTCACGATTTGATATACTCTAGAACAATTTGTCCCGAAAGACCTCCATATGAAGAACCACCCGGAACTGTCAATACAATGTCAGAAGATGTTAATTCTATGAAATCAGCAGGAATAGGCCTAAAACTCGTTCCATCTGCATTTTGCACCCACCCTCTATAGTCAGTGAATGTAAAGCCAGAAATGTTTCCTAGACCATGAGGAATCGTCACAGAGCCTCCGGCTACAAGAGCTGGCACCTCATACATTCTTCGAAAGCCATCTCTTTGTTCATTGGCTTCAAAAAACCATGTTTGAGAGGTAACAGTTTCATCCATTGTGAACACGGCATTTTCTTTTTGATTGACAATGATGCCCGTCTGCCTTTCCCTTTCGTTCATAACTTCGTTAAGAAGTTGTGGATTATCCAAAGGCAAATCAAACTCAGGAGGAAGGAAAGCTACCCGGGTTCTATTATTGGTTCCAGTGCTCATGATTCTCCATAGTTAAGTCTTCCAGCTGGAGCTACTTCTAAAAGAATTTGAAAGATTTCTATGTCCTGTGTGGAAATGTCAGTATCTTCAAACTGAGCTTGAGTAAAGATAAATTTAAATTGATGGTATTGAGCTTGCGCGGCTGATAATTGAACTCTTCGCCATACCTTCTCTTGCCCTGATGTTGACGTTGAGACAGTGTATGTTGCGATAGGAACAGTCGTGCTTTCATCAATATAATGTTCTATGGAGAACAGTCCTGAAGATGTTCCAGCTAAAAGCAGATACATGTAAATCGCTTTACATTGCATCGCTTGAGCAAAGAATGGATTGAACTTCTTGGTAAGATAAGAAAAATTGAAGGGCCCATCAAAGTCCGTGGTAAGTCTTCTATCAAAAAAGACTACCTCACCTAGTCTGGTTCCTGCTACTACTACTGGAAATCCAGAAGCTAAATCTCCTGAAGCCCAAAGGGAATCTTCTTCACCCCACGTGTTAAGAGCAGTTCCCCAAGTTAGTGTATCATCTCTTCGGAATTGTCCGAAGGCAGTAAACATCTGGCGATAGACTGTCCAGCAATTTTCTAGATAATTGTAAACCAAAGTGCGGTTTGGAAATCTTGTAGCGTCTCCTTGAGGAAATGTCCAATAGGCAAGCTGCCTTTGAAAATCTCTTATTCCTTGCACTCTTCGTTGAGCATTATTGATATTGGTGATTTGAAAAACTTGGTCGGGTATTCTTTCGTCAATTCTTCGTACAGAGTTGGTATCTGAAATCACAATACCTGTTCTACCCACAGTCAGAATACCTTGATCAAAACCAATCACTGAGTAGGTCGATTCTGCTCCAAATTGAGAGTTTACCCTTTCCCATACAAAAGGAATGGCTTCATTCGAGGTATAGCGCAATCTCCATGTAGAGAACTCAAAGAGGACTATGAGCATATCTCTCACAAAGCCTGCTGAGATGATTCTCTCTTCGGTAGGCGCATCGACAAAGCCTCCTCTTCCCGGAACATCTTGCCTCCAAGCTTGAGCATTGAATGTCAGGCCTGATGGCACGGGAGCTTGCACATAGACAGTTCCATTCTGAGAATACCTACATCTTTGAGGTTGTTCAACAAGCCCAGCTCCTTCGGTCGTGTCTAAAACAATCATCCGGTCTTTATAAGGAAAAATCATCAGACCGCGCTCTAATCGATCTCCTTCTTCATCATAGGTGACTGTCACGCCACGGGGGTTTGCGTCTGCTATGACAGCTAGGGTTATGTCCCCAGTAGTGTAGTTAACCGTCCCGGTATATCCAGCAGTTACCGACGTTAAGACTCCGAGACCATCATCCGTTAGCGTGACTTGAGGCTGAACGGCTCCTGCTGCGATGACGACTGTGACTGTGCCCGGTATGATAGGAGGGTTGGCTACAGCCACTGGTCCAAAAGCTACGGCAGCGCCTACTATGTTTCCCAACGATTCGTTAGAAAAAGTCGTTCCAAACAGTATGGGTCTAAAGTCTGTCCAAGTAGTTCCTGAAATGTAATAGCGAATCGGGTCAATATTATTGGTAGCCCAAAAAGAATTTTGATAATTCATCGACCAAAAGAACCGAGTATCATCGCCTGTCCAGGTGGTTGCACCAGAAATATTGATAAATTCATTAAGCGTAGTATCCAAAAGGAATGCTTGCGATTGGTTAAAGGCTATCAGGTCTTTAAAGAATGTATTGGTTTGTCTTGTCTTTAAACCTTGAATCGGCTGAAATACTCCACCTCCAGAAGCGTAGACTCCAAAAGCTAAAGTGCTCGCATTGAGCTGGAACATATTGAGAGCTGTGACTGTAATGATGTAAGGCACAGTTGATGAGTTTACCTCTGTCATGCCTTGGACGTTTTGAATAAAGACGGCTTGACCAGACGTAAGATTGTGATTCACAGAGGTAGTGACTACCCCGTTGGCTGCATTCGAAATATTCGTAATACCGATAGGGCCAGTGAAGGCAATCCGAGAAACTGTTCCCCCTAAAGTATAGGCTCCAAATGCTAGAGTAGAGATGTTGAGCTGAAAGGTATTGAGTCCAGTAACTGTTATTGTAAAAGGCTGAATGGCTGGATTGTTTATCTCGGTCATTCCAGAGACGCCAGAGATTAAAACTTGATCTCCGGTTGCATATCCATGGTTTACGGCTGTCGTGACCTCCCCATTTGCCGCATTAGTGATATTAGTAATTGAAAAGGCAGCAGGGCGAATAAGAGAGACATTTCCGTCTCTTTTTTCAAGTACTCCCCTAAACGGGAGCATGTCAAACAGCTCCGGAGAACCGTCATCGGGCAATACTTCCGGCTGATCATAGGTATCATATCCAGTTTTAAAGTTAATGATAGGTATTAGTTGGCTCATAAACTATATCTGTAAACTACTACCATAATTTCAGTTATTCCTGGCCCTGTTCGCCTTACTTGAAAATTATTGACATTTAACGATCCATCCACGATTTGGATAAAATTCGATCCGGAACTTCTAACGGGAGAGACTAAAACTAAATAATTTCCGTCAGGTTCCGCATTTTGGAACTGTATAGTCCACACTGGATCTACAAATGTGATTAAACCCGCGTTTATATTAAAAGATTGTCCAATTACAGCAGGGGCGGTTGAAACTCTAACCATAGCTCGAATGGCCGCTACCGGATAATCTAATGTCCCTCCATCTCTTCTTAAAAACGGAAAAGTTTGCGATCCGGCCGTTCTTCCATAGATAGAACATTCAGACACTCCCGGTGAAGGGGGAGTTCCACTTCGGTCTGGATAAGTAGATTGTTTGTGCAATCCGTTATTGGAAGAAGCATCAAATTCAAAGTGATCTATTCCGAAATATTGATTGGCTAAAAAAAAGTTATCTCGGATGGGCTGTTGGGTATCCGAGATGCGTTCACTTGCTAATGGCGTGTTTGGGTTATAGCTTGACATTGGACTTGCTCTTGTTCTTTTTCCTGATAAGTCCATGTTATATTATTTAAAATATTTCTTATAGCTTTTGGTGAGACACAATATTCAACAGCAAGATGTTTAGGAAGCTCTCCTTTTTGCAGTCTTATGCGGATGGAAGTTGCTGTTTGGAGATTTAATTTAGAAAAGATGCACTTATCTGGATGTTGTCCTATATAGTTATTACGATTTTTTAAAATCATATCTTTCATATTTTCCTCATAAGTTCCTTGCCACAAATGAGCTGGATTAACGCATTTTTCGACATCGCAAGTATGGCAAATGATTTTAGGCGAAGAAATTGGGCCTTTAAAATAGATATATGAAACACGATGAGCAAGTTCGTTTTTTTTGCCCATTTGAAAGGTGCCGTATCTTTTCCCCCAACGATTTCTGTTTAATGAGCCCTTCCATAACCAACAATTAGAAGTAAAAATAATTTTATCAAAAAATCTGCATTCAAAAGAGCAAAAACGCCCAGACCCTTTTTTATCAGGAAAATAAGTAATTCCACAATAAGAGCAAATACATGAACGTCTTCTAGAAAAGTTGAAACACTTTTTACAAAAATTACCTTTATAAAAGTGATCCAATGGCAAAATCTGAAGACATTTCTTGCACTCTTTCATGAAGGTAAGTATAATGAAAGTATAAATTGTAGACTAGAAAGAATTTTCTCTCAGAAACGATTGTATGCATTTTGAGAAGGCCATTGCGACATCTCTGTATAAATGGTTGCTGTTCTGTCTGGCCCTTGTTGGACAAGTGTTCTGCGTAAAACAAGACGCTCTTGCTCGTTATAAAAAGGCTGAATTTTGGCCCATCCGTCTACATCTAATCGGTCTTCTAATATTTTCTTTGCTGCACCAAAGGCAATGTACTGCCACCATTCATTAAGAAGGGGAGATTGATTAGAAGCAATCAAAGCTGAAGGAGCAATAAAGCCTTGAATCTCGACTTTATATACTTGATCGGGAACAGGTCGAAGAGTAATCACGTCATTGTAAAAAAGAAGGCCTTCCGGACGAGAAGCTTGATAAGGGACTGTTTGAGCATTAATTATCGCTCCTTGTGGTATAGCTATGGGAAAAATAATAGTCACTGCTCCAGTCACATAATTTATATTTCCGGCAATGGCCACTCCATCTTCATCAATCCAGCCTCCGTTTCCATTGTCCCGAGCTATGATTGAAGGAGAAGGAGTATTGGGAGCGGCTAATAAAACATTAGAATTGATTGTGGTAGTCCCGGGTGTGGTATAGCCTCTAAGGAAAGGAGCTGATGGAATAGTGAAAGTATAAGGCCCTGTAGTCCCATTTCCTGTAGCTACCTGCTGAAGATTGTTGAGCTGAGGGTATATCCGGTAAAACTGCTCTTGAGAAGAAGACCAAAAAGAGTAATAGCCTGCGATGTAAACAGGCGGATTAATGGTAAGGAAGGCATTTCTATCAAAAGCATAGGAGTCAACGTTAGGCTGAGTATAGAAGATATAGGGCTGATGGAGTTGAAAAAGTCGAAGATTTTCTGGTAAGTCATAGATTAAAAATGTATTGATGTAATCATTTAGATCATCATTAGACAACTGAGTGATAGAAGGAGAGCCGACGAGCTTTCTTGTTTTAGTTCTAATCGCTTGAAGGGTAGAAGGAGCGCTCATGTCTGACCTGCTATGTTGTCTTCAACTCCGGAGATAGGCACGACTTGAGCTGCCGTAAAGGCCGGAGGAAAAGTGGGTTCTATAAAGGGAAGTTGATTGGAAGTATTGATGTCTGTTTCAAAAGTGGTAGGAGATAAAACGTCTATTTGAGCCTGAACATAGTTCAAGTTCATTCCATAAGCTAAAGGGACTATAAGACGGACAATTTGCCCCGTCTCATAGCCGTGGTCTTCTGTGGTTGTGACTATTGCACGCAAAGCATTCGTCACGTTTGAAAGCAAACGCCGCTTCGGCACAAAGTCGGAAGGCATTTTAAGCCTCCATGAAGTCTAAGGACTGAAAGCCATAACGTCTGCGAACGGTTCCAACTTCCACGGAAGACATGCCTGTTTTGGGGTCTATGTGGTATTGATGCACTGGATAAGCACAGGAATTGATTTTTCCTCGTAGCTCTCCGGCGGTGGCATCGATTCCATTCAAATGTCTTGCTACCCAAAGAGGAACTTCATATTCTTTCCCGTCTTGGAAGGTGAACGTTTTGGTAGATTGACCGGGGAACTTTCTCACTGAAATCGTGGCGGAAGCTCCGGGACACTCATAGCATTTAAAAACTCCTTTGACCATGCGGCTTTCTTCTTGCATGATTTTGTGAAGTCTTTCCTTTGCCGCTTTTTTAGGGTCTGCGGATACCACTGTAGAGTTTGACATTTAATCACCTTGCATTGGAGGAAGGGGACCATTTGTCCCCCTCCCCATTGGTTTATACAGCTACACCGCGCTTAGCGATCCATCTGTAGGTCTCACCTGTGTCTTGCACAGTTGTACCGATGATGATTCCTCTAAAGGCTGTGTTTCGAGTTGCGTCATCCAAAAGATTTTCCCATGGACTTTCAGCAGTCATACCAACTGGAACGACTTGAGCTTGACCCACACCACCAGCAGCTTGAGCAGATGTTGGATAAGCAAAGGCTGTAAAGGCCGATGTATCCAAGTCCACTGTGATTGTGTTAGTGGTTGTATTGATCGCTGTGATCGTTGCATATTGGTTGTTGGCTTCCACCATTCCCCAGTTCTCAGGAACGAGAATCTTGACCCGCTGACCGACTGTAAAGCCGTGTGTTACCGAGAGGGTAATCACAGCTGATGCCGCGGCAGTGATGTTGGTAATCGTTCTGTTTCGTGGATAGAATGGAGCTTGGAAAGGAATTCTGCGGAAGAATCCGCCTGTTCCTGCCGAGCCGGGAGCTACCCCTGCATAGCCAAGGCTAAAGCTTACCCCTGCGTTGATCGCTGTCACTGTATACTCGATGCCTGTGATCTGTTGAGCTCCTGTATTGTTGATAATACGGACGACATCACCCACAGCCAAAGAGCCCGTGTTTACAGTCGAAACCACGATTGGGTTGGCGTTGCTTGTCGCAGTTTGCGCAAGGCTTGGCCCCGGAGAGAGATCGCTTGAATCTGCAATTCGGGTAAATCCATTGGTTGCTGTGGTATTCCACGCTTGCAATGTGGCAGCGCCGTTTGTCTTTTCGACAAAGATGGCTTGCCCAGCTCCCATTCCGAGGACCCATTTTGCCCACATTACAGGAGTGGCAGCAGCTGCCGAGCCAACGCTTGATACGTTGATTAGGTCAAACTCTTGAACATCTGAAGGGAGATTCAGAGTGACCGCAGTTCCGTCAGATACGAAAGTACCTGTGACGAATGCATGTAATGGTGTACTCATATTGCCTCCTTACAGCGTGACTCTTAAGTTAATGACCCATGCGTCGTTGGTGATTCGAGGAACTTCCGCGAATTTGTAACCAACAGATGCGTTCAGAGCTAAAGGCGAATCGTAGATCGGCGGTCTGTAAATAAAGTTTGCAGAGTAGCCGTCTTGCTCGATGCAAGCATATGCCTCTAAGCCTGTGCAGAAGACATTAAGCACGTCATTGCCCAGCAATGAAGCGTTAGGGGTAATGCTTCCGATGCTAGATACCAAGAATCTCAAGTTGGACACTGAGCCCCATTCAGGTCTAAGTGCTAACATGGGCGATGGGTACTGCGCTTTGGCGATAAATCCAGTCACGTTCTCTAAAGAGCCGATGATCTGAGAGTTTGCCATAGCGAAGTAAGCGTCCCTGACAGGAGCTGTACCAAATCGGTCTTCACCCTCGATATTGTCTGCGATTGTGTAAGCATTGTTATTCACAAGCGTACGAATCACTTCATCAATATCTGGACGAGTAATTTCCGTTGGGTTGTCCCCGTTGGTTCCCCCTACCGCGTTGATGAATGAAGCTGTACCTGCCAGCATATTTCGAGTGAGCTCATCTTCAGTTTGGCGAAGAGAAACCCCGAGACGCTGAGCCGCTTCATTCAAGACTGGGTCTTGGTTTTGTAATGTGACCTGTTCATTGATAAGAATGTACTGGCCATAGAAGTCCATCTGAGCATCGATGTTGACCGCAGTCAACTGCACAGGTGGTGGTAGTATTCCTGAGTTTCCGAGCGGAACAGTGGCCGTCGGAAGTGGATTGTATCTACGCATGCGGAGCGTAGTACCCCCATTTCGCGGCATCTGTTTGAGCATCGCCGGAATCTTGTGGATAAAATAAGGCGTTGGTACGCTTAGCAGCTTATAACTAAAGCTTTGCTGACTAACTATTACTTTCGGGCATCCACGACCCTACGGACCTATTGCTAGGCGGGGAAACCTCTTCGGATCTCCCTCTCTATGTTTCCATAGAGATTAGACTGTCGCTTACCTTCTCAGGCCTCGAGGACTCAGTCGTTGCGGCTACTTTATTACCATTGAACTCTCGCATTTTTACATACGATTCTTCTCGGTAATTTAGCTCTTCTGATGAGACTCCTTTATAACCAGTATTTCTGGTAGAAACTTTTGCACAAAATTCAGCTAAAAATTCCGCCCTATTTTTTTTCACACGTAAATAAGGAATAATTTCCTTTAAAAAGGGGAGTACGTTTTTAGCACTCCTCAAATACCAGTGAAAAATAGGCTTAGAGTTTACTCTATCTTTTCGAGCGCGATCTACATGATAGGCACCGAATTTTAAATCTTCAGTGATAAATTTTATGGCTTCTTCCTCAATCATGGCTATTTTTACGCATGGTAAATACGTAGGCGCCCGTTGAAGTTGTGAGAAAAATTTCCTTTCACTAGGAGTTTTTCTATTATGTTTAGAAATCATAAAACATCCATCTGCATCTAAAATTCCAGCCACATATGCGAGATCCGTTTGCCTCTGGTTACCTTGCATAACTCTACCTTTGTTGTACCCATATAAGTATAACGGAGAATAGAATTTATGTTTAGGCTTTCCAAGTAATCACCTCAAGTTTTAGGCCGGCTCAATTAAGTTTTAACCGGCGCAGGCAACACGCTAGTGGTTGTAATAGACATTTAATCACCCAAGTTTTTTAAGCTCTTAGCGAGCTTTAATTGCTTCTTGCATCTCTGCCCAAAGTGATTTTTTCACTTCAGGAGTCAGGCCTTGTGCAAATGCATGTGCTTGGGAAAGGGCCGATGTTTGGCCAACAGATTGGGCAGACCGGGGTTTTTCTTGATTCTGCTTGATGATCTCTGCTTCTTCAGCATTAAGACCCATCTTCTTAATCAATTTATACGCCCCTACCGGATCAGGGTTTGACATCAGCATCTTCGCCAACTCAGGCTCTCTTTGCACGAGTTGCTGCAAGTTTTGTTTCGATACCACTGCGTCATAATCCGTGTACTTGAGCCGTGCAAGCTGCTCAGCGAATTCGGCATCTTTCTTTGCCATGAACTCATTGAGTAGTGAGGCTGCTTCCTTCTTGGCGAGCTTCTTAGTTAGCCCCACTGTAGAAAGATCGTCCTCTGCTGCTGAAATCTCTTCTTCCCTTGTAGGAGGAGGAGCCTTCATTTTCTGCACTTCTTGCTCTAAGTGCTGACTATAACGCTTCAGTTCATCCATCTGCTCTCGCATCGCACGCCAATTTTTATCTTGGTCGTTTGAGCTTTGAGTTTTTGGACTCTCTGAATGTCCTGATTCCTGAGCGGCGGCCTCAGTTTCTACGCCCGTTACTTGTTCTTCAGACATTCAATCACCTTTGGTATGGCGAATACCGCTTACTGCCAGTTGTCCGGAAATTCCGGATACTTGATGTCACTAACGCGGACTCACGTTATCAAGTTAATTTTTTATTTAACATGTAAGACCGAAATTTGTCAAAAATTATTTTTACATGTAAAAAGAAGAAAATGGAGGTCTTATGACTACTTTAGAATTTCACATAGCCACATTGGCTTTAATTGCACCAATGGGCTTAATGGCATGGCTGAATTGGCGATGGAAAAACCGACTCCATGCCAATGTAGACCAGAAGCTAAAAGAGTGGGAAAAATGCTTTAACCACCGCATGGATAGCCATGGAAACAATGTAAAGCGATTTACAGAAGAAAGGCTGCATGAGTTCCAAGCCGAATTTAAATCAGCTTCCCGTCCGCGTAAAGCTTCACAAACTCGCAAAGCTCCCTCTCTTCTGAAGATAAAGAAGATTCGTTAACCAATAAATATTGACACGTCTCTTCATCCGGAATCGTCCAATGATATTTCAACTCTGATGAATCATTATCATAAGAAAATAATGAAGTATCATAGATCGGTTCCGGTCTAGTTCTTCTTACGATAAATTTCTGTCTTATGAGATTAGGAACAATACGATCTCTTTGATACATGAGATGTATATAGTATTTTTTTTCATATTGACGATGACGACTAATGATATCGTCCAGTTCTTTAGCCGTAGACTTTTGCATTTCCCTCTGCATGTCGATGACATTGATTTTCTCAGGGGCTTTGCGCAAAAGTTCATAGGCAGCCTTCCCTACTGTGGCTTCGCAGTCTGACATTTATTCACCTTTTTTAAAACTGCGCGCTTGCCCTCCAAAGCTTCGATGGCGCGCACACCGTACAAGTCGACCGGGAAGTCCAGTCCCTGTTTCAGAAGCTTGTAAACTTTTTATTTTATTATAAATAAATAGTCTAATATGTCAAAATTTTAGACCTAACAAAGGAAAATCAATGAGCTATAATATTTCTTCAAATAATCCAGTAGATCACCTATATAATTCCCAAAGACATCTCGAAAGAGGGTATCAATCCGCTCAAGATATGGGGTGTTGTATTTGGGAAGATACAAACTGTAAAATATTAGGTATTTCTATTTTGACGGGAGCTGGAGTTGGAACAGTGGTGTGCCCGGGAATAGGGACCGGGGCTGGCGCTGCTTGCGGAGCACTATTAGGAATTGCGATTATTGGAGTAAAAGAATCTTGTAAATGAGTGGAATTTGTTCTTCCATACAAAATTATTATAATAATAATTTTTCTCATGTAGAAAGTAACGGCTCTATAAGCTCACAACAGTTATCTACTGTAAAAAAAATTCTTATAATTAGCATTGTAATATTTTTAGTATGTTCTTCTAGTTCTCATGCTCTAACTTATTGGAATGTACCTCAATGTTATCAATGGATAATTTCCCCTATTTGGATGGGAAGTTTAGGGGGAATTTTATGGAGCGCAAATTGGATTAATAAACATTTAGATTTGCTTCGATCGAGGTAATGATGAAAATTTTATTTATATTTCTACTTTTTATTCCCTCCTGCGCATATCATTACACAGGCTAAAAGAAGGAAAAGGAAAAAAAGAATCATTCCTACTTCCTTTTAGGCTTTTTCCTTTTTTTCTTTTTTTCGGGAAGCTTAGTAGATTTTGGGGTGTGGGCTTCCCATTCCTTCGCGAGATGAGGTAATTTTGCGTGAAAATATTTACGTTGGGCTTGAGATTTAAAAGGCATTAGCACATCGGTTTAGTTGGCCAATTATTTTTTCTTTTTTGCTTTCCCCATTTCCGGAAACTTTCGGTAAACGCATTTTTTGATACCTGATGGATTGGGAGCGTTATGAGCATAAGCCAAAGCAGCTCGAGCCCTTTTTTTAGAGTTGACCGGATATGAACCTGAAGGTGCGTTGCCTGAAGGACCACAAAAAGACCCTTTTTTGACGTTTTTATACTCGCCAACGTTAGACCCTCCGGGTTTTTTTCTGGCCTTTCTTACTTTTTCGGACAGTTTTGCCATTTTTCTTCTCTTTACATGGATTTCCACTGCTACAACAACGGCAGCAGGCTTTAGTTTTAGCCATAAACTCTCGTATTTGGATTAAGGCTTTGTGCTTTTGCTTTCAAAAGCTCGTTATTTTTTTTTGGCTTTTTTTCGAGCTCTGTCCATTGTTGATACTTTTCCGTAGGCGTGGCCCGTAAAAGCTTTTTCTGCTCCTTTGGCCTCGTCTCTTCGAGCTTTCATGGATTGTTTCTTTTTTTTGCCTCTTCTCATTGACAGGCTTTCGTCTAATCTACTATCATAACCTTGTTTTTTTCTAGGCATATCTTCACCTTTCATTATATGGTCGTAAATTCTTTTTGCTTTTCCCGATGGTCTTAACATTAGTACATCGAATCTGATCGGTGTTTTTCTAATTGCCCATAGTTAAAGTCGTTATCGCGATCGATTTCAGAAATAGTATCTGGATAATCATCGGTTTTAAGGTATTTGCGACCTTTAGGGTACATACCTAGATCGGCATAAGGGGGCATATTTGCAATATGTCCATAGCCCGGGCCATAGTATTCACGACCTTTATGATAAAGCTGAGTATCGTGACCATTTCTTTGTTCTGCCGTATCGTGGGGCATCATCATAGCATGGGAATCACGATGCCAATCATCGCGGCGTTCATGATGTTCTCTTTCATAACGTTTCATGCCTCTAGATTCGTCACGACGATCTTTTCGGCTTTGCTTGTAATGTCTAGCCATATTCTCCTCCCGGAGTTGCTGTTGTGGTTAAGCATACCTTGCTGTTAAGGCTGGGGAGCCTTACGTTAAGCATACGCATTTAAAAATATTTTTTAACAAATGTGCTCAATGCTTTCAAGAAATTATTTACACTATATTGCTTCTTGCACGGCAGTTTCTGTTTCAATGCCCTTAGGCGAAACTTTTTCTCCCACGGCTTCTGTAATTTGTTCTTTTTGCACATTCATTGCCTGTAATTGGTTGGCAAGAGAGATCATTTTTTGAATTTGAGAGAGATCAATGTCTTGCAATTCTTTTAACGCTTTTACAAAGTGAAGAGTTCCCAACTCTCTATCTTTTTGAGCTTAGCTTTTCTTTCTACAGCAAGAGCGCTATTCTCTTGAATCCGGGAAGCTCTTTCCATTCCAAGTCCGCTATCGGCAATCGCAGAGGCTTGAAGTTTTTCAATCTGGGCTTTAAGAAGCTCAATTTGCATTTGAGATTGCTGTTGCTGCATCTGATTCTGGGCTTGTTCGGCTTGAGCAATATTCTCGGTAAGCTGTTGTTTATTAGAGAGAGTCGAGTTCTCTACCAGAATCTCGGATGTAATCGGAAGCCCTAATTCTCGAAGCTGCAAGAGCTGTGCGAACTGCATCTGCCTTTGAGTAGAGGTATTCAAGCCGTCCTCCACTACAGCGTCGTACTTTCCAAAAGCTTTATGGTAAAACTCGGGAGAGGGTTCCTCCCCAATAATCCGTTTTACTTTTCCCGGTGTAAAGTTGGCTTGCATGGTATGAAGCAGCAATCGTCCTAGAAGCTTTTGCGATAGGTCTAGTTGATCGAAAAGTATTTGGAGAGTAGTAAGGCCAGCTCCTTGGCGAAGCATCGCCAGAACGCCTGCTTTATCGTCGTCGGCCATTCCTAGCAGTTCTTCGTTGACACCGCTAATTTCTTGGATTTCTCTTCCAAGAATTTCGGAAAGCTGAATCATGGAAGGCGGTATTTGAGGAGCTTGGATAGCCTCCACATCTGTCATCTGGGCTTCTTGTTTAAGGGCTATTCCCCTTCCTTGACCTTGAAGGTAAATATCGCTTGGGTTTACAAGGGCATTTTCCTTGTATTTGAAGCCCGAATTGACTTGAGACTCTAGAATGTCCAGTTCTATAATCTTGCGTCTGTTATAGAGGTATTGGCTATCACGAAGCCCTCTAACCACCCCTTGGATTCTCCATGGGAAATAAGGCATATCTGGATTGAAATAGCAAAAGAAAGGGACAAAGGGGTACATATCGATATTCAGCGGATTTCTTCCGTGATACATCACCCTTCCTTGAACAACGATTCCCAGATTTACGGTCGGAACCGTTTCAGTTAAGGCTTCTACGGATGTATGAGCTTTTAAAAATTCTCTAAGGTTTTCTTTGTTGCCTCTCCATTCTGTGGTGTCCCCATTTTGAGTATCCACTAAGATGGTTGCTTCTCTATAATCGCGATACCAATACTCATCATATGTCATAAGGTTTTGCATGCCATATTGATAGCTTTCGGGCATAAACTGAAATTTTCCATCTCGATAGCCTCCAGCATACAGCTTGTCGATTTCATCTCTCTTATTAGGAAGAAGAGATTTGATCTCTTGTTTCGTGTAGAATCTTCTCAGCCAGATGAAGTTGCAATCAGAGAGGTCTGGTTTTCTAAAGTATGGGTCGATGATGAACGAGTTATAGGCAATCTGATCAATTCTAGGATCTCCAGAGATAGGGTCATTTCTATAATCCATCCAGACGTTGATGAGATTCATGCCGGTTGTGACAGAACCATCAAAGGCTTTTGAGATCATCTCATAGCCATCGGCATAATCCATAAGCCAGAACATCAACTTGGTGAACTGGGCTGCTGTGATATTATCCGAGTTCTCTCTAGGAGTGATCACAGTAGAGCGTCTATGTTTGCGCTGATATCCGGTTATCATGTTACAGACGCGGCGGATACGGTTGAAATTGAATACACGCTTTCTAAATGATGGAAGATTCCCAAAAAGGTCCGACCAAAGCTGCTGATCGCCTTCCCGAAAGCGTGTATCCATATCGGCTTCAGACCAAAAAGACTGGTTAATTGTAATAGCTTGAGAATAAGCTCTATCCATTTTTACCAGTAAGTTCTTGTCGTCTTGAGGAATATAATAATTGAGGTCAAGCTGGGGAAAAAGGGTCATATGTAAAGCACTTTTTTTACTTTACTTTAAAATAAATTCTTTACATATGCAAAGCAAAAAAAGCCCTCTATGGAGGGCGCGTGCTGCGAGAAAAGGTTAGTGAAATTACTTGGTTAAGTAACGATGTAGAAATTTTAATCTTGGAAGCGGTATTTGCATAATTTGCTTAGCACAAGCTCCCATAGGAGCGCTAAGAAAAATCACGATATACTTAAAACCAAGACTAACCATCATGATATCAAAAAGGTTCCATACTTGTCCATAAAGACCTAATACACTGAAAAGTACAGTATCTATAATCTGGGAAGCCATGAGCGAGACTACTAAGCGCAACATGAGCCGTTTGCCCT